ATTCTATCCAATATAGCGTCCCTTGTTAATCAATAACAATATTCTATTAAGATTCCTAATAATCTTATTTCCGAAAAACATATTTAAGGAGAAAACTTATGGCAAAATCAGATTTGCTAAAAGAAGCGATTGCTGATGCAAATGCGGTTAGAGAAACTGCTTTAGCTAATGCTAAAATTGCTCTTGAAGAAGCTTTCACTCCAAGAATCCAAAGCATGCTTTCAGCTAAATTGTCTGAAGAATTAGAAGACGAAGATGAAGAAGGTATGGAAGGTGCTGCCCGTATGGGTACAGAAATGTACGAGCAAGAGGATGAAATGGACATGGAAGAACCAATGGAAGAGCCAGAAATGGACGAAATGGAACCAGAAGCAGGCGAAGAAATCGGAGTAGCAGTTGATGTCGATGGCGACGGAGAGTATGACTACGAAGGTGAGCTTGGTGCTGAAGAAGGTGAAATAGAAGACGTGGAACTGGGCGACGAAACGGAAGATGAAGGTGACCTTGATCTTGAATCAATCATTCGTGAACTTGAAGAAGACCTCAATGAAGAAGAAGAGGAAGAATCAGGAGAAGAAGGAATGATGGGCGCAGAGCGCATGGTGAAAGAAGAAGAGGAAGAGCCGGAAGCAATGGAAGAAGACATTGATTCTATTATCGAAGCTATTCTTGGCGAAGAAGAAGAGGAAGAAATAGAAGAACAAGTTGCTGATGAGGCTGGTGATGATGGTGACGGAATGTTACCTGAAGCGGCAGAATTAGAAGAAGCTTATGCTACTATTAATCAACTTCGTGGAGTTCTTCAAGAAGTGAATTTGCTAAACGCAAAACTTCTTTACACAAACAAATTGTTCCGTAATTTTGAATTATCAGAAAATCAAAAGATGAAAGTAATTGAAAACTTTGATAGAGCTGGTAATACAAGAGAAGTTAAATTAGTATTTAGCACATTGGCAGAATCATTCCAAAAGCCTGCTAAGAAGCGTGTTGTAAAAGAACACAAAAATGTAGCTTCTAAGGCTGTTGGCACGACTGCTCCTGCTAAAGAAATTATTTCTGAAGGAAATGAAATGGCTGCCCGATTCAAGAAATTGGCTGGTCTTTTGTAAAAATTAAAAAAAGAAAAGGAAAGAAATGGAAATTTCAAGTTTGCTAGAAAGCAATAACCCTTCTCAAAGAGCTGCTGCAACCGGTCTTGTTTCCAAGTGGGAAAAGACAGGATTGCTAGAAGGTCTTAAAGGAGAAACTGAAAAAGCTGGTATGGCGCAGCTTTTAGAAAATCAGGCACGCCAACTTGTGAGGGAATCTTCACAAACAGGAACAGCAGAAGGCTCTGAAGAGTGGGCTGGTGTTGCTCTACCATTAGTAAGACGTATCTTTGCAGAATTTGCTGCTAAAGAATTCGTTTCTGTTCAACCAATGAACTTGCCATCAGGTCTTGTATTTTACTTAGACTTTAAATATGGTACAGATCAAGCTGGATTCACACAAGACCAAGCTGATCCAGTATCTGCTGCAGGTCATCCATTTGGTGCCGCTGAAGCAGCTGACTCTATGTTCGGTATCACTAATACATCTGATGATCCATCAGGTGGTTTGTATGGTGCTGGTCGTTTTGGGTATTCAATTAATGATGTTACTGCATCAGGTGTAACAGCAACTGTTGCAACTGCAACTAGTGCGTCTGTTAACTTTGATTCTCAAATCACTAACTTGTCTGACTTTGCTGCATCATTCAAGACTGTAACTATTGCAACTTCATCATTGAGTGGTTTTGACCCATTAGCAGTTCGTGCATTTACAATTACATCAGGTGCTTCTGGAGCATTTGCTGGGTTGTATCCTGCATATACTAAATTGTCTGGTGGCAATGTTGTATTTGTAGTATCTGGTTCTGCAGCTAGCGGTGTTAACACTACTGTTAAGTTTACTAAGCAACCTCTTGACTATTCAAGAGGTGATTTTGAAGCAGGTAAACTTCCTGTTGAGGGAAATGCAATCGATACTGATATCGACATTCCAGAATTGAACCTTGAACTTCAAAGTGAAGCAATTGTTGCTAAGACACGTAAGTTGAAGGCTGTATGGACTCCTGAGTTCGCACAAGACCTTAACGCTTACCACAGCATCGATGCTGAAGCTGAATTGACTTCAATGTTGTCAGAATATGTATCAATGGAAATTGATCTTGAAATTCTTGATATGTTGTTGTCATCTGCTCCAACCGTTGAATATTGGTCTGCAGTAAACAACGAAGTATGGAACGGATCAGCATTTGATCAAACATCTACTTCAACTGGTGGATTCTACAACACTCAAGGTGGATGGTTCCAAACTTTAGGTACTAAACTTCAAAAAGTATCTAACAAGATCCATCAAAAGACCTTAAGAGGTGGAGCTAACTTCCTTGTAACTAGTCCAGCTGTTGCAACTATCCTTGAATCTATTCCTGGATTTGCTGCTGACACTGACGGTAA